TAATATAATTCAAAGAGTAAAAGGACAATGGCAGAATTCATTGGAATTATTTTTTATGGTTAAATTTATAGTTTATGATATATATTCTTCTGATATGATAGGAAATAATCAATATGAATATTTATACAAAAATTTTAATTTAAAAGAATTATTAAATGTTTCTATTTACCCAGAACCTATTAAAAAATTCTTTAAAACTAATAAAATTACTCAACAAGATATTCTGGATTTTGTATCATATAACAAAAATCCTAATAAATTTGAAAAAATTAAAGATTTAGTAATGAAACAAATTACATTTTTACCAAAAAATCTTGTTCCACAAAGCTATAAATCTATGGCTGGAAATAGAGTGAGGGAAGAATTAGATGTATATTATTCTGCATTAGAAAATTTAAATAAATATACTACACCTGATACACAAAAATTAATATTTGATAATAAATTATATCATCATTGCAAGTCTACATATCAAAATAAATTGGTATCTAAAACAAAAAAATCCAAATCCAAATCCAAATCCAAATCCAAATCCAAATCCAAATCCAAATCCAAATCCAAATCCAATTCCAAAAAAATAAAAAAATAATAGCTTATAATATATTATGAGTAAAATTACTGATAAATATCCTCGATTTTCTTCTCCTTCTCCTCCTGACAGTAGTTTGATGAGTGCGTATATAGCTAGCGCTAGCGGCAACTCTCGCAAGAGGCGCAATACAAATGCTTCTCCTGCTTCTACACCAAAGTTCAATGGTGATTCATTAACATATGAAACAATTGAAGATATGTCTGATTCTTCTAGATTATTAGAAGAATTAATTCCTTATATTGAAGAAGAAACACATTTTACTTATAATGTGGAACAACAATTCCCAAAGAATTGTTCAATTAAAAAAAAGAAAACTATAGATAGTGGTGCTAATAATACAATTGTTATATGGAGTTGTGGTAATAAAGAATTAGTTACTAGAGTAGCTAAACAGGCTACTTTTGAAGTAAGTATAAATAATGAGATAACAGTTATAGGACAAGATAAAGAAACTACTTTGAACCAAGCTATACAAACAAAACATAATTGGGAAAATGCGAGTTTAAAAGGATTAGGTCCTATTGTCTATAAATACGGATATATGAAGAAAGGTGATAAATTGTTTAACTATATGATTTATGAAAAAATGGATTCTGATTTATATGAATATTATAAAAATGGACCAGGTAAAATTAATATTGATAGTGGTATTTTGCAACCCGATGATAAAAAAATTGCTGCTCAACTTATATCTTTATTATATAAAACTACAACAGAAATGGGTCTTATATGCTTTGATATTAAACCAGCAAATTGTATGATTAATTATATTAATGGTAATATAGAAGTAAAATTAATTGATTGGGATGGTGATTGGTGTCAAGATTATTCATATGTAACTAAAAATACTTCTTTAAAAGATCCAATTTCAATATTAAGTGTTATGGTAATGGCAGCTCATTTTTATATATTTTTAGATTGGAATATATTTTATAAACATTTTTCCGATCCAGATAAGTTTGGAAGTATGGTTGATGAAAATAAAGATTCATTAAAATCATTATTTTGTGGTGAACTAACAGATTGTAATAATAACCCAAGTGATTTTTATTTTTTTCAAGAACACTATTTTAAAATAACAGATAAAGTTGGTTCTCAAATATCATGTGAAGATTCGTTTGATGTGTTATTTGAAAGAGCACATTTTTTAAATAAATATGCAAAAGCAAAAGCAAAAGCAAAAGCAAAAGCAACAGCAAAAATGACAATAAATACAAGTAAAACAACAACTAATCGTTTAGATAATGATAGATGGGAAAATCCCTTAAGAGGAGGAAAAATAAAATCTAAAAAAAACAAAAAAAGTAAAAAAAGTAAAAAAGGTAAAAAAGGTAAAAAAGGTAAAAAAGGTAAAAATAAAAACACTCAAAATAAAAAATAATAATATATATATAAATGAATCAATATGTATATTATATATTTGCAATTTTAGTATTTTTATATTTTTGTTATAAACAATATAAGTTTCAATATAATGTATGGTTTCCATATAAAGAAACATTCACACCATTACAAGTAAACCAAATTATTCAGGAACCCGGTTCTGCTGATATAGGAACAACTGACCCTAATTATTTTGCTGAAAGTCAAATGTTAGCAATAAGTAATGGATATAATGAAAAAACTATTAATACATTAAAGCCAGATAATCCAGAACCAATTCAAAAACAAAATTATGATGAACAATTTGGTGATTTTCCTGCAGATTTAAATGAAAAATATGATTTACCTACAACTAAATTTGAATATCCAAATAAATATAATTTTACTGTAAAATATCCTTGTAGAAAATCGTCTACTGGAATGTTTACTGATTGCGGTACATGGTCTGCCAATACAGCATGGACAGCAGATCCATACAAAGGTTTAAGTTGTCCAATTACAGATGGTAAAACCCCAAATATTGATTCTAGTCCTGAAAGTTCAAGAGAAATGAAAAATGTACATAGTATAAATCGTAAGACAGGAATTAGTGGTATAGGAAATTCTATGTTAAGATAATTATATAGTATCAACCATAATGTTATTTCCTCCTTGTTGTGTTTTTTGTATTAAGAATTGTTTGCATGTTAAAATATTATTATATTTTGATGTTCTCTGTTTCCATATAGATTCTATATGTCCCCGATAATTATTATCTGTTATAATAGGATTAAAAATCTCATGAAAATTTTTATATGAAGAACCAATCATTTCACATCTATCTTTACAATGTTGAGTTAAGGAATCATATTTAGTCAAATCATTCAATAGTAAATAATCTTGTAAATCGGGAATAAAATAACGGCCTGTTACTTTAATTATAAAATCATTGGATTCAATAAGTTTTGAATTATTAAATGCGTAATTTATTGCGAATATTTCAGAATCACCCTTAGAGTTATTATTTTTTAAATAATTTGCGGATTCTAAACTATTTTCTGTAAATGTTATCACTTCAAACCTGTCATTATATACATTTTTTTCATTATTTAATTCATCAAAAGTATATCCAGAATTTTCAACTAAAATAATTTTTAAATTAGTTTTAGTTAACCATTGCAAAACTGATTTAATATATAGTTGTTTTCGTGATTCACTATCTCTTTGAAAAATATATAATTTATTATTATTTACATTTATAGTGCAAGTTAATATAATTGTAATATCCATTACCTTATAATTATTATATATTATATATTATATATTATATTTTATATATATTATATTTTATAAAATATATAATATAATTGAGTGAACATGTTAAAAAACTATGGATCATATAAAGGCTAAATGTACTTAGGAAATCCTATGTTAAGATAAGTAAAAATAGTAAAATACTCCAATTAAATAAAATTGAAGTATTTTTCATGTAATTAGCTATTTAAAAAATAAACATCTGTTATTTACAATGAATACAATTTCAAAATCCTACCAAAATTGGACTATGTCCACTGCACCATTGTCCGAAATGGTAGAAAAACATTATGAAAAATATATGTGTTTAATGCCTACTCAATATGGACCTGATAATAATAAAGCTGAATCATTAAATCACTATTTATTAAATAGTGAAAAACTAGAAAATCGTAAAAATTTAAAACATTTGTGTGTTTTACCCAAAGGTCATGTTGGTAAATGTAAACATAAATTTACTTCTATTTTTAAAAAGACAGAACAAGCCAAAAAAATATTAACAAGTATAGATATGGCTATTTACATTACTCCTGGAAATGATGATTATGTTCATCCAAATCGCGCTAGTAGATTACATGCTAATGTTCTAAGTAGTATTGAAGCAAAAAAAATAAGAGATAAATCTGTTAAAAAAAAATGTGCGATTCCTTTGAAAGATGCAACAACCCCATTATTCTTAGCTCAAGCAGCTTTAGATTGGATGGTTATATTAATTGGTGTAAAAGGAGTTTATAATGAATTAAATGAAGAAGCTGATAATATTATATGGAAAACATATCTAAATGAACACAAAAGATTTATCGACGAATACTATAAATCTTTTGATAGAAAAATATTTGATAGAGAAGGAAATACAATTTGTTGTATTAAGAAAAATAAATTAAATTTAGAAGATGTAGCTGAGATTGGCAGAGATGTAAGAGTTGATATCAGGGATACCGATTTACAAATGGGTCATAATATTCCGAGAAGTGATAATTATATTACTATAAGAGGTTGTAATCTGTTACCAATGACAAGAAGAGGAAATTTAATAATTGGAGAAAAGAAATTTACAGAGAATATTTGGTTGGATGAATTAAAAGATATTGTAAATACAAGTGAGAATGAATTAATATTAACACAAGAAGATATTGATGAGGAGAAAGCAGCTGTAGAAGCATTATTAAATCTAGGATGTGTATAAAAATAAAAATAAAAATAAAAATAAAAAAGGTTAAAATATTTTTGTGTATATTAAATAATTAAATAATTTTTTTAATTTCTTCTTCAATATAATTACAATATTTTTCTTCTTTTTCAATTAATATACATTTTCTATTTCTCTGTAAAGAAGCAAACCCCATTGTTCCAGAACCAGCAAAACAATCTAAAACCAAATCATTTTCATCAGTAGTATGATTAATAATATTAATCAATAAATCAATAGGCTTAGGTGTAATATGAACAGGACATCTTTTTGCCATATCATAATTCCAAACACTATGATCTGTTTTCATATTATTAAATTTTGGAACTATATCCTCATATTTCAAGTTTAAATGTTTTTCTATTGGTTTAATAGTTTCTCGTGTAGGCATATTTTTTCCAGTTTCCAAATTACTATACCATCCAGTAAATCCTCCTGTTTTGCTGAGGATTTCTTTAGAAATTGTCATTTGTGGTACGTTAAGTGATTTTCTAGCTTCTTTAAGTTTATATGAATTATCAAATGTATAAAATAAAATATATTCTGCCATCTTATTCCAATTATGCATATCATTTTTAACTACGTATCCATCTAAAAATCCTTTTTTCTTTGATTCGTTAAAACGTTTATTCCATACTATCATTTGTTTATATACAAATTTGGTTTGTTTTCTAATTGCTACCATTAATTCACTAATAGTTTCCATTTCATTATGAAACATAAAGAAACTACCATTATCTTTTAATTTTGTTTCTAATATTTTAATTATAGATAATAACCATTCAACATAATTATCAATATTATCCCATGTATCCTTTCCAATATTATACGGTGGGTCAATACATATTAATTGTATTGATTTATCAGGGACATTATTTAATGCATTTAAACAATCTCCTTGATATAATTTAATATTTTCATTATCGTACTTACAATTAATAGTTGACATAATTATTATAATATTCTTAATTACATTTATATTATAATTAATTTAAATAATCAATTTTTCTAATATTTAAATTATAAATATTAGAAAAATGATTTATAAATATTATTTATCTTGCATACATTAGACCAGCATTACCACCTACAAATGTAATAATATTATATCTCTCTTCATGAATAGTAAGATCGTAATTATAATTATAAATTCTCCAAGTAGGTTTATTAACTGCGATAACCTCACCTGTATTAGGATCACATATAGTATAAAAATTAGCAGAAGGATCTAATGGTGGTACATATGTATTAAATTCAAATTGAATATCTTTAAATTTACTTAAATTCATTGCACCTGATGGTTGAAAATCAAATGGATCTGTATTTAAAGCAAAATTATAACAATATAAGCCATCTGGAGCATTCCCAGAAGTTTTAATATATTTTTCAAGATAATTATAAATTCCTGCATCTAATATATTTTCTCTATATTTTCCATCTAATAGAATTCCCATTTGCTGTAATATTAGTTTTTGATTTTCAACATTATAATCTCCAGTTAAAAAAAATGGATTTTGATTACCAGTAACAGGATCATACCCAGGTCCTATACCAGTAAGACCACATACATCCCAATTACCACTTTCACTTGCAAGTACAATAGGTTGAGGTATTACATTATCATAAGGCCAATTTGTATAATTACTCCACTCATTTCTTAAATTAATATCAGATCTTTGAAAATAAAACATCCATGACGAAACCATCCCCATAGTACTATCTAACTTAATTCTTTGATTTCCAGTAACATTATTATATTTCCATTCATAAATAGATTTAAATAAATATTTTTGCTCACTACGTGCAAATACCTTTGATTCTTCTTCACTTAAAAATGCATAAGTAGAGATAAGATGAATGTCTGAATTCCAAGATGTTCTTTTATCACTATAATTTAAAGAAATATCAGGAGGAGGTTGTATAAATCTATAAAATTGTTGAGTTGAAACATTAAAATTAGGTTGAATAATAGGATATTCATTTTCAATATCAGTAACGTCTCTTATTTTTATTAATTCTTGAACAGGTCTTAATGTTATATTTATTTCTAATTCATTATATTGGAGTGCTACAAGAGGAAAAGCCATTTTAGACGCTAATGTAAACCAACTGTTTAATGGAATATATAATTTTCTTGATCTTATAGATGGTTCAGCTCCAATAGGATTAGATGTATAATACGCATTTGGATAAAGATTTATATTTCCATTTGCATTAGCAGGATCATTTAATTCTGTTACGTTTCCTGTCATTTTATTATATAATTCTAGTTTTGATTTATCAAAATCTCTTTGAACTAATGCCAATAAATAACTTCCAGTATATTTATTTAAAGTAACACCACCTACACTTATTTCTATTTCTTCAATCATTTGACTACCTAAATTATCAATCCATTGAAATTCATAAGGTGCCCATCCACAAGAACAATCCATTGGAGGATATATTGGACTCCAAATCGTAGGAAGTTGTACTACTAAATATGTATCCATTAATAATTCTGCATATCGTTTCATTCTAAATGTAAATTTAGATGATTCTGTCATTCTTAAATTACGTAGTCCATCAAAATCAGTTCTAAATTTTTGCAAACCAAAATTAGTATATTTTTTATATACTGTTTTAAAAAAAGTTTTTGACGGATTTCCATTCAAATATACATTTTGATTACCAAAAGCAATAATATTTAACAATCCACCTGGCATATTATATATATATAATATAACAATAATATTTAGCTTTAAACTTTTAGGTATTATTAAATAATTATTTAATTAAATTTAATTAAATAATTAAATTTAATTATTTTCATATAATATTATAAGTATAATGGATAAACAATTTACCAATAAAATGAAACAGCTATTTTCAAAAGTTAATATGGAAAATAATAAAGCAAAAATTATTAAATACGCGTCTTATTTTATTGTCATTATCATGATATTTGGTATTGGATCTTATATCTACACCAAAATGCAATTAAATACTGCTAATTGTAATAATTTAAAAGAAATATATAGTGGATTTCCTACAATATCCTCATTTAATCCAAATGATTCTGCATATAAATATCTTTTACGTGATTATTATGTAAAATCAGCATATAATTGTTGTTCTGGAGGTCAATTTAAAAATGATTATGTTAACACATGTGCTTTAAAAACTTGTATTCAACAAGGAGCTAGGGTATTAGATTTTGAAATTTATTCTATTAATGATAATCCTGTGATTGCTACATCTTCAATTAATAATTATCATGTTAAAGAAACATATAATTCTATTAATTTAGATGACGCATTACAAATAATTAATAATAACGCTTTTAGTGGTGGTTCTTGCCCTAATCCAAATGATCCTTTAGTATTACATTTTAGAATTCAAAGTAATAATGAAAAAATGATGAACAAAATGGCTGACGACATATATAATAATATAGAATCAAAATTATTAGATAAAATTTATAGCAACGAATATTATGGTCATAATTTAGGAGCAGTACCATTGAAAGAATTTCTAGGAAAAATTATTATTTCAGTTAATAAATCTAATAATAGTTTTGAAAATACAAAATTAAAAGAATATGTCAATATGGCTTCTAGTTCTATTTTTTTAAGAAATTCTAGATTTTATGATATTCAATACACTCCTGATTCTAATGAATTAATTGAATATAATAAAAAACAAATGACATTTTGTATACCTGACTTAAGTCCATATGATACAAATTTTTCTGCTGCAACTGCTATGAAATATGGTTGTCAATGGATTGGAATGAATTTCCAAAATTTTGATGCAAATATGGAATATTATGATTTATTTTTTGATAAAACTGGAAGCGCATTTGTATTGAAACCTGAAATGTTACGTTATGTTCCTGTAACCATTCCTAATCCTAAACCACAAGATCCTAATAATTCTTATACTACACGAACCATATCAACTGATTATTATTCATTTAGCGTTTAAATTTATTTATATAAATTTTCTCATATAATTATATAAATGTCCAATTGTAATTCAAAAATTACTCTAGAAGAAAAAGAAATTGCTATATTGAGAGAAGCGGTAGACGTTGCAGAGAAAAAAAAAGGTAGACGTATCACTAAAGATCCTGACGTTAAAAAAATTATTAACATATTAGAAGATTTTTTAAAGAAAAAAAAATTAGTTTGTTATGGCGGAACAGCAATTAACAACATTCTTCCTCTAGAAGATCAATTTTACGATAAGAATGTTGAAATTCCCGATTATGATTTTTATAGTCCTAATGCCTTAAACGATGCTAAAGAGTTAGCTGATATTTATTATAAGAGTGGATTTAATGAAGTAGAAGCAAAATCAGGGGTTCATCATGGTACATATAAAGTATATGTTAATTTTATTCCTGTTGCTGATATTACATTTTTAGAAAAACCTCTTTTCAAAAGGGTACAATCTGAATCAATTAAAGTCTATGGAATTTTATATTGTCCTCCTAATTTTTTACGTATGAATATGTATTTAGAACTATCACGTCCTGCAGGTGATATTTCTAGATGGGAAAAAGTTTTAAAACGACTTATTCTTTTAAATAAAAATTATCCACTCAAAGGAAAACATTGTGATCCTAAAGATTTTCAAAGAGAATTTGAAAAACAGATTGATTCTAATAAAGAATCACAATTATATTATACTGTAAGAGACGCATTTATTGATCAAGGAGTTATATTTTTTGGTGGATATGCTAGTTTTCTATATTCTTCCTACATGCCAAATAAAATTAAAAAAACTTTTCAAAAATCACCTGACTTTGATATATTATCTGAACAACCAGAACAAACTGCCGTTATTTTAAAAGAAAGATTACTAGATTTTAATTATAAAGGAGTACAAATTATTAAACACACTGGTATCGGAGAAATGATTGCCCCTCATTATTCTGTTCGTGTTAAAATTGGTAAAATTGAAGAAACTGTTGCTTTTATATACGAACCTTTAGCATGTCATAGTTATAATATTATTAAAAAGGGTAACAAAAATATTAAAGTTGCTACAATAGATACTATGTTAAGTTTTTATTTTGCATTCTTTTATAGCGATAGAGATTATTATGATGAAAACAGAATTTTATGCATGGCACAATACTTATTTGATGTACAACAAAAAAACCGTCTTGAACAAAAAGGTTTATTAAAACGTTTTAGTATTAATTGCTATGGAGAACAACAGACATTAGAAGAAATGAGAGAACAAAAAGCAATAAAATATAAAGAGTTAAAAAATAAAAGAAATTCTAAAGAATATGAAGCATGGTTTTTGCGTTATATGCCTTTTGAAATAGATATGGAGAAAAAAGACAAAAAATTAATTAAAGCAAACAAAACTCTTAAAAACTTAACAAAAAAACGCAATTCTAAGAAAGATAAAAAATCTAAAAAAAAATCTAAAAAAAATATTATTGATCTTTTCAAAATAATTTAATTTCTTTTAATAAAATATATGAAGTATTATTTAATTCCTATATTTTTATTACTTATTTGTATTATTTTATTTAATTCTTCACGACATTCGTTTAGAGAAGGATTCGAATCATATAATAATTGTATAGAACAAGGATACCCAAAAGAATTTTGCATGGAAACTCCCATACAATCAAAAGTAGATAATGGTTATTGTTCATGTGCAGATGGATACTTTGGATCATGGCACATGGGTGAAGGAAAATGTTATTGTTATCTTTTCAATGGGTTACTTCCACATAAAATTACACGACCATATAAATCTTCTCCATTTGATTAAATCGTTAAATATAAAATAATATCTCTCCAAATATTTTTAAATATTGCTATATGTTGTTTTATAAAACTATCTTTTCTCCAACTATCGGGAAATAATGTATCTATTTTCATCCCAATCCTAAATATATACACTAATATTACAAATATAATTTCTCTCAATCTAAATATTAATATATCTAATATACTCCAATTATTTACATAACTACACATATTAGTTCGCTTATTTGTTTCAAAAAACTGATGTGTATCCATTAAACCCTCTAATAATCTTGGATAAATGTTTTTTTCATTTTTTATAAAAATCATTTTCGTTATTTTATCAAAACTTTGTAAATTAATAAATAATATTTTTCTATTATTTTTGGGTTTAAAAATATGTGGAAATGCACCATCTATACATCCATCTTCATGTGTTAATTTTTTATCTATTAAATAAGGTATATAGAGTGATTTAATCAAACAATTTATTAAATCTTCTTTACATTTATATTTTTTTTTTATAATTTGTTTCCCTTTTATAGTATCAAAATATGTAAGATAAAATACATTATTTATTTTTGAAATATCCTCTTCTTTAATTATTTCATTGAATTTTATTTTTATTATTTTAATTAATTTCTTGAAATCTTGATGTTTTCGCAAACATTTAAAACCATAATCTGCTATATTTATTGATATATCCATTTTATTTAATATAAATAATATTCCTATTATAGCTCCAATACTACACCCTGATACTCTTTTAATTTTTATTTTATTTCTCTCTTCTAATTCTTTTAAATAAAATAATCCTCCTAACATATACACCCCATTAAACGCTCCACCATCTAACACTAAATCTATTTCATTCGGTATATTATTTTCTGGAATATTTTCTATTAAACTAGATATAAATGCTTTTAAAGCCATTATTATTATTATTAATTCCTTACATTTCTTTTTCAATTTATATACTAATTATTAAAATAATTGATTTGTTTTTATGTTATATTTTTTATTAACATTAAATCATACTAGATAATAATTAAATAATTAAATAATTAAATGGATATTAATTACGATAAATTATTTCGGTTTATGTGTAAAAACGGATATCTTAATGATGTTAAAAAATTATACAACTTAAAACCTAACATTGACATTAGTTCTGATAATGAATTCGCATTTAGATTAAGTTGTATAGATGGTCATTTAGATGTAGCCAAGTGGTTACTAGAAATCAAACCTAACATTGACATTAGTACTATTAATGAACGGGTATTTATAATGAGTTGTATAAAGGATCATTTAGTCTTAGCCAAGTGGTTACTAGAAATTAAACCTACGATTGACATTAGTGCTGATAATGAATTCGCATTTAGATGGAGTTGTCAAAATGGTAATTTAGAACTAGCTAAATGGTTACTAGAAATCAAACCTACGATTGACATTAGTACTAATAATGAAGAAGCATTTAGATACAGTTGTCAACGTGGTCATTTAGTCTTAGCCAAATGGTTATATAAAATTAATCCTATTATTAACATTAGTGCTTATAATGAAGAAGCATTTAGAGTCAGTTGTCAACGTGGTAATTTAGTCTTAGCCAATTGGTTACTAGAAATTAAACCTGACATTGACATTAGTGTTTATAATGAATTCGCATTTAGAGTCAGTTGTCAACATGGTCATTTAGATGTAGCTAAATGGTTACTAGAAATAAAACCCGATATTTACATTAGTGCTTATAATGAAGAAGCATTTAGATACAGTTGTCAACGTGGTCATATAGATGTAGCCAAATGGTTATATAAAATTAATCCTATTATTAACATTAGTTCTGATAATGAATTCGCATTTAGATGGAGTTGTGTAAAAGGTCGTTTAGATCTAGTCAAATGGTTACTCGAAATCAAACCTACGATTGATATGACTAGTATTATAGATAGTAATAATATTAATAATCAACAAGTAATCAAATGGTTAGTTAGTTTAAATAATCATGGTTTAACATATAAAATAATTGATGGAAAATATAAATTGTATAAGCAAATAAAAACAATAAAAAAAGATAATATTGTGTTTAGTGATAAGTGTTGTGTGTGTTTAGAAGAAGCAAACTGTTTAACCGAATGTAATCATGAAATATGTATTGGCTGTGTGAATAGTTTGAAAACACACAATTGTCCGTTATGTAGAAAAGCATTTAAATTTTGTTATGTATAATGTATAATGTATAAACAATTAAAATAATAACTAATAATTATATTTTTTACTGGTTAACAGATATAAATATATAATATTTATTATAATAAATATTATAATAATGGAAGATGAAAATATAATTAACAAAAATATAAAAAGACCTGATTGGGATGAATATTTTAAACAAATGGCTATTTTAACTTCTTCTCGTTCGCCATGTGAACGTTTACAAGTAGGTTGTGTTTTAGTAAAAGATAATAGAATTATATCTCAAGGTTATAATGGATTTTTACCAGGAGCTCCACATGAATCTAAAATTATAAATAATCATGAACAATCTACTGTTCATGCTGAACAAAATGCTATAACGGATTGTGCAAAAAGAGGTGTTAGTAGTAATAATTGTGATGCATATATTACTCATTACCCATGTGTAAATTGTATGAAAATATTATGTGCTTCTGGAATAAAAAATATTTATTATATTAATGATTATAAAAATGATCCATTAGTAGAATATTTTAAAAATATATCAAATATCAATATTTTTAAAAAGATGTAATCTATTATGTAATACTTCAAATAGATTGAAGATGTACTAATGATTTAGATATTGTATAATAACATATACCAAAAAATATACTTGTTAATATATATCCTGTTAAATTAGGATTTCCATCCATATTATAAAGAGATGGTAGTGCTGATAATAATTTACTTTTAACTACAGGTAATTGAAAAATAAAAAATAATAAACCTATAATTATTGGTATTTGAAATTCGTCATATAGAAGTTCTAATGAATCACGAGAATTTTGACTCTTCATTCTTCTAGCAAGAATTTCTTGCTCAGAATCATTATTTTGAATATAATCTGGTTGTTCTTTTTCTGGAACAAAATTAGGTTGAATTTGTTCATCTGCAAAATGAACTGTATTTTGAGGAATATCCCTAGAAGGTAAATTAGTAGCTCCACTTGCACTAGCTTGTTGAATACCACTAATAAATTCGTTCATCGTTTTTTGTTCATCGATTTTATTCATTTCAGTTTGAGGTGTTTCAACCATAGGATTATATTGATTGGGTTTTTCAGTTGTTTGGAGGACAACATTTCCATTGTTTTGGCTTCCAGCCGTAGGATCAGTTGGTAGGTCATCAAGATTGGTAGTATCAGACATATCTAATATAAAGATAAGATTGATAGAAAAATATATTTACGCAAATTCGACATTTTTTTTATTATCATCACAATTTATTGATTTAATTTGATAAGTAAAACAATTATTTCCATATTTATATTTTTTTTTCTTAATATCTTCTAAATCCGGTCCCTTAAAAGTTAAACAATCTTTTTCTTCACATTTTTTTCTAAATAAAGTAGCTAATCCTAAACCTAGTAAAAATGATATAATAATTTGTCCTGTTTCTGTTTTAAGTAGTCGTTTAAAATTCATTTCTATATATATACTCTATATTTGAATTGGTATTTCTTCTACATCATTAGAACATTTTATATTTTTATGGTTTAATTGAAAGCAATTATTTGTTTTATCTCTAAATTGAAATAAATGTTTATTATCTACAGTAGGATATAATATAATTGTTTGGGTTTCTGGAGCAGTGAAATCTATTATTATTATACCTATAATAAATGATAAAATAAATACTATTATATTAATTATATATCCCTTCATTATGTTATATTAAATTGATAGATTTTATTATTTTTAGTTATAATTTACTATGATTATATCAAATGTATATATTAATAATTAATATAAGTACTTAATAAATCTTTAACATTGGTTGTTTTATTATTTATTGGTTTTACATTATTTGTTGTTTCTTCTTGTATTGGGATTACAGGAGGAATAATAGGTGGAGCTTTTCTTTTTAGAAAAGGCTTTTTATTAACAACTGTATCTTTATTTATAGCTTGATTAACTGTTTCTATTTTTAATGGAGGAGTTGGAATAATTTCGCCTTCCTCAACATCAGTATCATTTTTCACAATAAGAGGAGTTGGAATAACTTCACCTTCCTCAATTTCATTGTCATTTTTATTATTAATATTAATATCAATAGGAGGACTTGGAATAATTTCACCTTCCTCAAGTTCATCGTCTATTATTATGTTATTTAGTTTATCTGATGTATGATTATTAGATTCAAAATATACAACGAATAATTTTCCATTTTCAGGATTAATAGCAAATAATTCAGGAACATTTGGAGAAGTATATAACATTTCAAATTTGTAACCCATATTATTAACTTGTATAGGTGTAAGTGTTTCTAATGTTTTTAATAATTCTTTATTACGTTGAAAATCCATTTTGTCAGCGATTTCGTTATCATTAAAGAACCATTTATTTTCTTTTAAATAAAATCCTTTAGATTGTGTTATATTATCATTTGTATTTTCAGGAGTAATAGATTTTAATTTACTCAAGTCTATAGCTTTATCAGGAATAACAGAATCATTTATTTTTGTTCCAATTTCAAAAACATCAATTTTTGGCTTTTCAAAAGGTACTAATAAATCACCAATAGTATATTTTTTTCTTATTAATATACTGTCTTCCATATTAAAATATTTATATTTTAGATCTCGTAAACTAGATATAATTGGTAATAATTTAGGTTTATCAGGATTAGTATATATCATATGTATATACATAGAAATAACGTCCTTTATAAATTGAATTTCACCTGTTTCATTAAATTGATTAATATTTTCTTTAATAGTTTTTATATTATCATTCATAATAATTGTTTTACTTGATATTAATGATTTATTATCAATATTTTCTGTTATGTTAGTAAATGATGTTTTATATTCTAATAATGATTCTAAATCGTCATTTAATTCATTTTTAACTGAATTAAAAATAGTAACAATTTCATTTTCAGTTTTTAAATTAAACATATAATCTAATTTACTTCTTATTATTTTTTCTTTATTTTCTTCTACTCCATTTTCATATACATCAATTAACTCATAGAGAGAAATAAAATAACCTCTATTAATTTTAATATTTAATCCACATTGATTTTTAGTACTACCACATAATGCATATAAATACGGACCCTCATTTTTAAATATAGTTTTAACAGGTCTTTTACAAGAAATACAATTTCGTTGTATTTTTCGAATTTTATCTTTTTTATCTGAGATAGATAAATCGTCTTTTTTTAAAATAGCAATTTTTTTGTTATTATATGTAGATTCGTATTCATTCTTTAAACTATAATATTGATCTAGTTTTTCTAAGTATTCATTATCTTCGTCGTTTGTCGTTGTCATTGTTATAGGGGAATTAGATTTAGATAAACTAGTAGAATTTGAAGAATAATCTCTTGAATTTACCAATAAAGAATTATCAAATATTGATTCTTGTGAACTCATATAAACTAACGGTATATTTTTCTATTATAGAATTTAACTTCGGGATTATTTTGCCATGTAGGTAAATCAGTTACTAAATTACTGACTTGACTATTACGATAATCTTGCATAAATCTTAATTTATTTAAAATATATTCCTTTTCTTGTCTTTTTTTTTCATCTTGTATTTTTTTATTATTCTTAATTGTATATTTGTAATATAATACACTAACTAGAATAACTGAAAAAAGAATAAATAATCCTAAATTATAAATAAAATTATTATATTTTGATTTAATGTGATGACATTGTTCTAAAGAAGCATTTATAAAATATTTCATTCCAGGTTCAATCAATCTAGGTTTAATTAATTTAATTGTCTCCATTTAAAATATGTATTTATATTATCAATTTATATTATACATAAATTATATATAATGGCGACCGATCCAATAGCTTCAATAATTTTTTTTATAATTTTAACTTTAGGTTATTCTATTTTTAAATATTACGTTAAATCTCCAAAAATGATAACAATGTGGACAATAATTTACTTTTTACTGTTGATAATAGTGCAATTTTTTATAAATCTAGGATTAACAAATGAATTATGTGGATTTACACAATACGGACTTGCATTACGTCAAACAATAATACCATGGGTATTTATATTTGGATTGTTAAATATTCTCCTTATAACATTTCCTAGTTGGTTAAATCCATTTTCAAATACAATAGGATATTTTTTTGCATTGTTAACAGGTGTTAATACATTTTTAAAAAGTATTCTTAAAGATAGAAAAAGTGTAAACTTAGGTGCTAAACAATCAGAGATGATGACTGCTTTAAATAATGTATATGAAGATAAATCATTATTAATAAATTCAATGACTATACAAAACCTTCCCTTATGGTGGGAAAGTATGCAAAAAGGAGGTTTATTAAAATCAGGAGTAGGTAATAGTGAATTTATTACACTAGAAAATTTTGTTAGAATGAAAACAATCATAGCTGAATTTATTTGGTATACCTTAACAGGAATATTAGTAACATCAATTAGTTATAATTCAATGGTAAATACTGGTTGTGTACAATCTGTAGAAGAAATGAAAAAGAGACATGATGAATATGAAGATAATGAAAAGAAAATTCAACAAGCCCAAACTGAAAAGACAAATCAACAAGTAGTTTACAAATCATTTGAATAAAAAATATCTAATTAAAATTATAATTATATATTTTTTATATAAATCTAGGTATTGTAATGTAATATAATATTAATAAATATGATAATATTCCTAAAACAATACTTAATAACCAAATAGGTAATATGGTTTTTCTCTTATGTCCTAAACCAAATTCTCTCAAGCTTCCATCATTATTATAAAGAAATCCTGGTTGGTTATAATTTAACAATAAAAAAGAAATAAAAAATATTATAATTGCAAAAAAATTTATATTTTTTCTAATAAATGCGTTATTCATTATATATATAATATGAATAATTTTTCAGAGAATTATTTTATTTTATTTGTATAAATTATAATGAACCAAGGAATTTCTTTTTTTCAGAACGCTGTTACACCTTTAGGAAGAACCTATTGTGATTATTTCTATTTTATATCACTTAGTTATTTTATTTTATTTTTATATATTGTATTTTATGCATTATTCATGTTCTTCTTTGATAAGAGGAAGGAAGGGAGAATGACTGTATTATTATCATTTATCTCAGTGTTTTTATCTTATTTTA